TCTACTGTTAAACCTGTAGCATCAGCTAAAGCTTGTTGTTGTAGAACATTCATTTGCTGGAATTCAGCTAATGATCCGACTTGTTTTAATACTTCGGCGGCTGCTTCGTCTGTTTTACCTTGTAAAGCTAAAAATCTAGCTTGTTCTAGGTTAAGGTCTTTACCAGTTAATACTTCGGCTTCTAATTCAGCTTCAATAGAAGATTGAAAATCTAATAATTTACCACTAATTTGTGCTGCTTCGTTTAAAGTAATACCTAAAGTTTTGGCTTGGGCTACTGCTTTTGCAATACCTTCTGGGGTTCTACCTAAGTTAACACGTAATAAACCTGAGGTTTTATTAGCTTCTTCTAAAACACTGTTAAAATTAAGGGCTACTTTACTTGAATTTTGAACTTCAGCTACAACTTTAGATTGATTTTGATATAAAGTTTCAGCATTTTCACCAGATGCTAATGTTAATTCAGAAAATCCAGCAGCTGCTTCTTTTGATAAATTATTTCTTTTAACTAAAGCATTAGCTTTAACTAATAAATCATCATTATACCTTACTTGAATTCCAAGTTGGTTGTTAATGCCCTGGTTAGCTTCTTCGAGACTTTCAACGTTAGCTGTTACATCCCCAGTTTTAAGAGCAGTAAAAGAAAATCCATCGTTTAATTTTCGGGCTTCATTAAATGTAGCACTAAAATTTCTACGTAAATTTGCTATATTTTTATCAGCTTGTCCAGCTCTTTCTACTAATTTTTTAAGAACTAAGGTAAGCATATCACCTTTAGTTACATTATTTGCAAGGTTTTTACCTATACTTTGAAAAGCTTTACCGGCATTAAAAGTAGCTTTACCTGTTGCTTTATCAAATGTAGTAGCACCTTTTATAGCGCCATCAAAATTTAATTTTTTAGCTAAGTCACCAAAACCTGCCTTTTTTAAAGTTCCTTCTATACCTTTAAGAGCACTTCCAGTTAAACCTTGTGCCCTTTCTCTTTCCTTATTTTGAGCTGCTAACTCATCATTTTGTTTTTCAAGACCATCAAGAATCTCGTTTTCAATATTAAATTGTGCTTCAAGATTTCCTATAAGTGCTTCTTTTTGTGCTGCTGAAAGAAGTTCTGCTCTATTAATTTTTTCAATAGTAATTAATCTTCTAGCTTCTAGTTTATTTTTTTGGTCAGCTAACTGACGAGAGACATCTTCACCATTAACAAGTTTCTGTTGAAGAGAAACGTGTTGTTCTGTATTTTTGCTCATTTGTTTAATAGAGCCTACTATATCTCTTTGATAACTTTTAGCTATACTTTGAGTTACTGAGTCTAGTTCCTCAGTTCCTTCAAGAACTTTATCAAATACTTCTTCTAGTTGGGCTGCTAATGAAGTAAATGCGTCTGCTACGTAGGATAATTCCTCTGTAGTTTTCCTTAAATTCTCATTAATTTTATTAACGTCGTCGTTAGCAGCCATATGAATATTTTGTTATAAATATTAAAATTTATAACTTTATTTATATTGTGGTGTTTTTAAGGTAGGAGAAGCTTGTTTAAATGCTTCTTTATTTACATTACCTTGTTGATCAACTAAAGTTACTTTTTTAGGATCTTTTTTAGTTTGGGATTGTTTATTTCTTTCTTCGTAATGAGTACGAAGTTTATTAAATGTAAAGTGTCTTAACCAAATAGGCATATTATACACCTCGGCCCATGAATAACCCCCATTACCCCAAAACACTATTTCATGAATTTGGGTAAATATATTAACTCTATGTTCTGTTGAATTCTCAGGCGTCAGGCCAAAAAAAGCTAAGCCCAATTGGGATATCGACTCTAGATTCGCTACGTTCGGGAAAAAAAGTTAAATCAACGTCGGGTTGAAATTCTTTTACGTATTCGCGAAACGCCCTAGCATCTTTAGCTAGCATATAATTGTCGACAAATTCTCGAATAGATTTTTGATCTGTATTTCCATCTACAGATACAATCATATGTTTTAATCGAGTAGATGATTCTGGAGAAGATTCTGAATTAAGTTTCTTGTGGGCTTGTAATTCTTGAGTAATTTTTTTCTCATCAGCATGAGTTAAAATTTTAAACTCAATATTAGCTCCTGTAGTAGGAAGAGTAAATGGGAAACTATTTACACCTCTTGTAAATTGATTTTCATCAAGTGGTTTAGGTTCAATTTCAGAAAGATCAACTGTATATGGTTTTCCTTGGTAGGTAAATGTATAATCTTTACCATATCCCAATACACGAGCAGCAATCATGATAGCGTTTTTATCGCCAATAATGAGATCATCAAAATTAATTTTAGATATTACTAAAGATCTTAAAAGTCGATCAATAACTGTTCCATTTTGAATATATGCCTGGTTTGTGAGAATATCTTCTTCTTTAGCAGTCATGTATTTCATTTCAATTTCCCCAGATGCTAAAGGATTTCCTTCGGGATAAATTAAACCTTTAGAGGGTAACTCAATGGTTTCAGTTGGTAATTTAAATTCCATATACTTATTTGTTAAAACTATTGTCGTGTATAAATATCAATATAAAAAAGAGCTTGAACGAATCCAAGCTCTCTTTACAAAAATATGTATTTTCTTTATTAGAAGTTCAAAATACAATAATCCATTGCCATTTCAACCGAAATTTCGATTGCAGTATCAACTGTATCCCATGAATAAGCACCCCAGTTAACGTTAGTTGGGAAGGCACCTTTAAGAATCCATTCGGATACTACATCACCTACAGGACCTAATACATTAATTGTTAAGTCTTTTTTATAGAAATCAGAATAACCATCACGGCCTGTTACTGATTCGTGGGATAAACGTACCCACTCAATTACAGCTTGTGCACCTGAAGGTGTGATTGGATCAAACAATGTCATTGTCATGTTGTTCCATACTGATTTACCTTTAACTTTACGTTCTACGTTAATGTGGTTAAGATTAACTACACCTTGAGTTAAAGACACTTCACTAATTCCTTTAATCATGAAAGCCGGAATACCGTCTACATACATGATAAATCTATTAGCTTGTTTTGGTTCAAACGCTGTAAAAAATATTTCGTTTGGTGATAATACTGCCATCTTATTACTTATTTATTTATTATAAATATTCACTCCTTAAACTTTTACCCTGGGAATGTAGCGCCTGTAGGCAACACATTGAAATCGAGGATAATGAATTCAGCAGTTTTGGTTGGTTGAAGGTAAATTGCGCCTACCATCTGATTTCTGTCGATTACATCTGGAGTGTTGTTTGAGTCGTCCATCACCACTCTGTAAGCATATAAACCTTGACGTTGTTGTACTGATTCGAGATATGGGTTAACTTGGCTTAAGAATGCATTTCTAGTAGCTGCGGTATTTTGTTCAAATACTAAGTTTTGAGCAACTTGAGAAATATAAGACTTAAGAGAAATTAACAATCTACGAACGTTTACACGATCAAGAGCTGATGCTTGTTTTTGTAGTGTTTTCTGTCCGTATACTACAACACCTTGACCAGGGAATGTAGCAATTGGGTTAACATTACCTTGATATAAGGTATCTCTGTTACCTTGAGATAATTTTCTTTCCGCGGTAATTACCGTGTCTAAACCACCTCTATTAATACCCGCCGGAGCGAACCATGGCTCAGAGGAAGCGTCAGTAAACGCGTAAACCCCGCCAATCATTGTAGAAGCTGGTGCCCACACGAAATTACCTGAGTCTGGGTCGATTGTTCTTAACCAAGGCCAGTAAGTAGCAGCGTATGAAGTATCTCTAGCAGCGGCTTGTGTAATAGTAGCATTAATTGTGCTACCAAAAGCTACAGTATCAAATACATAAATGCTATCTCCTCTATTTTGAGTATTATTGATTGCTGTAGTAATTTGAGAGGTTTGAAGAGTATCAATTAAACCAGGAGTTAACAATACATTAAATCTATAATCATCTTGGTTTGAAAGAAGATCTAACATATTATCGTAATCACTTCCTTTTAAACCTTGTGTATTACCTCCTGTTGTAATATCTGTACCAGAAATATTTTCGTAGTATTTAGCAGGTCCATAATTGGTTGTAGATGGAATATTAATTCCCGTACCACTCTTAAATGTACCTGCAGCTGATCCACTACCTACTACTGGGATGTAATCTGTATATTGTGTTTTAGCTACACCAGCATTATCGAAGTAATTTGGAGTATTATTTACAGATGAAACTCTTACATAACGAGAGGCATTAGGGAATGATCCTGAGATTTCAATATAGTTTTCAGTAGCGTTATATTGAAGTGTTTGGTCACCTAATACTCTAGAAATGTAGTTTGGTTGGAATGGGTCAAGAGATAAGTTATTCCAAGTTTCAAGTACAATTTTATTATTGCTATTATCATCACCTCTTCTAATTAATAAAGAGAAAGTACCTGAAGCTGTACTAGCAGTAGCAATTTCCCATCTAATATTATCAGCAGATCCTGAAACAAGTGAACCTGAACCTCCTGTAATTTCGATCTGTGAACCTGAGTTATTCCAAATAGCGCCTTTATCAAGAGTTTGTAAGGTGAATGAAGCTGTAGAATCTGTACCTACAACACTAGCTGTAGCGTAACCCCAACTTGTAGAACCAGATACTACTCTAGATACTAATAAAGTATCTCCACCATTTTGGAAATAATTATAAGCTGAGATAGAGGTTAAATATGTGTATACTTGCTCATCATTGGCGTCACTACCACTTGTAAAAGTAGTACCGAAACGGTTTTGATAATCACTATAAGAAGTTACAACTGTAGGAATCTCTACAGGACCTTTTACAGTAGGGCCAACAATAGCTGCGCCTACTTGAACAGGTTGTTGAGTAATAAAGGACTGGTCGTTTTCTCTTGCTAATACGCCAGGTGATACTAGAGTTTCTGCCATTGCTAATAGGTTGTTATTTTATAATAAATATCAAAAAAAAGCTCAAAAATCAATTTGTTTTTTTAAATTCTCCTGAATCTATATCGATAGATCCTTCTCCATATTTTTCTTGTAACCTAAGAGCTGTTTTATCTCTTTCTTGGCTAAAGTTATTAATTTGACGTTTAATAGCTTCTTTGTTTTGTTCTAATAGATACAATTGGTATTCTATTTCACCTAATTGGGCAATTAATTGTCCTTCTTGGGTACGGAGATTTTGTAATTCTGTAATTTCTTCTTTTGTAAGATATGTGTTTGACATGATATAAATATTAAATTATTTTTTATTGTTTAATAGTTTTTTAACTTGAGTAAATACTTGTCCTGGGGTTATGGATTTTTGGCAAATGTGTTGTTTATCAGTTCCTTTCCAAATGGGGCACCAATCCCAATCACCAGCATCAAATACAAAATTTGGATTAGTCCAACATGGAATGCAAGCAGTTTCGTTCATAATACGAGTAACTTTTGAAGTAAATTCATGATTTTTTTCAGAAAATCCATTAATCATTACCGTGTGTTTTCCCAAAGCCCAATTTAACCATGATAATCCTGAGCCTAGTCCTATAAATAAATCGGCGTGGTATAAATAATTAGTAACTACATTTAAAGGATGTCCATAATGATTTATAACTCCATCCATTTTATATTCGTTTTGAGTTAATGAAATTACAGTATAACCAGCTTGCTTTAATAGTTTAGATAAAGCTAACCAATAATTATAATTCCATTCTTTACACCCAGCGGTAGCATTAGGTCCTATAACAACATATTTTTGTTTAATAGGTCTATCTCCTTTTTTAAAATTAAGACCATAATTTAATTCTTTATAATCTAATCCTAAAATATCAGTTGCAGTTGCTTGCATCGGGATAGTATTACATTGACGTGGGTGTAAGTCAAAGTCTTTCCAACCCCCATTTTCATCTCTAAACCAACCTATTTTATAATGAACATAGCATTCTGTAGAGGTACCGGGAGGGGTAAATTCTATGTTTTTATAAGCTTCTAAACCTTCAAACCAATCATTATGGAATGTAGATAATACAACTTTGCAATTGTGTTTTTTAGCAAATTCAACAGCATAAGGAGCCCATCCGATAGTATCACCAATTGATTTAGAATCCAATGAAATTAAAACACGTTGATTTTCTAAATTTAATCTAGAAACTTCTTCACCATTTACTTTAATAATCCAAGGTATATAATATTTTTTAGAACATTTGGTCCACATATTATTTTTAATAGTATCACTATAAACTATTTTATTATCTCTACTATCAATAAATTCTACTAAATATTCTTCTTCTATATCGCCTGTTATTTCAACTCTAGGACCATTTAAATAACTTATATCTGTGATATTAGATTTTAGTTCTGGGTTATAAGTTTTAAGGAATTCTTGGAGTGTATTTTTACCTATTTTAGCTACTTTATCCCAATTAAAATCTCTATGGATAAATTTTGCTTGTTCAATAGCACGTTTTTTATGATCCATGTAATTTACAAAAGCATCACGCATTACATACGCTAAATCTTCAAAATCAGGTTCGTAATAATTACCAACGTCATTTGGATTTTTTACTTCACCTTTAATTCTAACAGGTAATCCTCTATTTTTAGCAAATTCTAATTGACCTGAACAATTTGAGTAAATAGCAGGTGTGCCACAAGCCATTGCTTCAATTAGTGGTAAATTCCATCCTTCACTACGAGCACACGATAAAAATACATGACCATTTTTCATATATGTAATATAGTCTTCGCGTGATGGAAAATGTTTTACTTTAATACGTTTATCAGTAAAACCATAATGTTCTAAACGTTCTTCTGTTGAATTGAAACCATCATTAGCAAACGGATTATCTGCTGAAAGGATAAGATCAACAGGTTCATCTGGGGTAAATTCTTTAAGGAAAGTTTCAATTATTTCTTTAGTAGCTTTTCTATATTCCCAACGACCAAACAAAACAAATTTAAATCTTCCATCTACATAATCTAAAGTAGTTTGAGGATCTTCAGGATAAAAAATAGTAGTATCTACTCCTTCAGGTACAACTTTTACTTTATCGGATGAGATACCTTGAGCAATAGTATGTTCGGCTTGCCATTGAGAAGGAACCCAAACCTGATCAAAATGTTTTAGTTGGTTAAAAAATCCATCTGGTTGTAAAGTAGATTCCCAAACATTATAAGCAATTTTAGGACCTTTGTATACATTATAAAAGTATGGGTGATTAGTATCTCCTAAAACTAAGTTTAAATTATGATCAAATTCATTAGAGTACTGAGTGTAGATTTTGTGGTCTATTGAGATTAAACCATCATGGATAAGAGTTTGCTCATAAAGTAATTTTTTATCTAACTCAGTTAAGTAATCTTCACCATTATGAGGTTCGTCATTATAACCACCCCAAGATCGACCAACGCTATAATTTCGAATTTTTAAATCAATATATTTAGATAAATGTTTAAAAAAATCTTGAGCGTGTCTATTATAACCTGTGGGTCCTATGTAAGGACAATGTACATATAACTTTGGTTCCATTTTATCTCATTATGTCACATCCACAATCAATACCTCGTGTTCCACCAAATCCACTATATATAGGAGCTTTGGGAATGTTGTTATTTTTTAGATGTTGAAAAATTAAAGTTTCATTTATAAAAATATCAGTATAACTACTACTGTAAGTAGGGTCAACGAATATAGTATTAATCATTGAAGAAAACAAGTTACAATATACTTTCATTACATCATACCCACCAATTGCAAGCTGATCATTCATTTGATAGGAAGATTGGTTCCAACTTTCAGCATATTCAAAATGATGGAGGTAATTTGGGTCTAACTGGGTTAGGTTTTTTAAGAGTATGCATTCATTAGATACTCTATGAGTATATAAAAGATCATAACGTGTTTTAAAGATTAAATCATATTTGATTCCTGAGTTGTCCATTAAATCCCAGGCACGTTTTAGGGACATCCACATTCCCATTTGAGAGTTTAGACGTTGGTTATGAGGGCCTTTTAAATCAGCACTATCAAATTGAATCGACTTTTCAAATAAATAGTCTTTAGGTTGATACCAATTAACTAGATTATTATATAAATCATCCTCTACTTGATGAACTTTTTCTAATTTACCCCCATTAAAAAAGTTATATTTATGAAATTCTTTTGCTTTCCAAGCGTGCATATAAACGTCAATATCATAACGTTCTAAAAACCAACGTCTTATTTCATGATATCCGTGTCTATATCTACGAGGTTGACCACTAAGTAATAAAGCTATTTTCATCTCATTATTCTTGCTGCGTCCCAAGTTGGTTTAATTTTACCATCTAGTAAAGTTTCATAGATATTAGGAAAATGTTCTATAGATAAATCTATATTTTGATCTCTTAAATATTGTCTAAAAGAAGTTTCCACATAAAATCTACTAGCAGGGACTGAGTCCATTAGTTCATGATAAGGTTTATTATAAAAATAATAATGAAGGAGATGAGGAAAGAAATTGTGATAAGTTTTCATTACATCGTATCCTCCAACTGCAAACTGATCGTTTAAGTTAAGTCTTCCTTCTCTATCGTATATTTTTTTAAACGAATAAACTTTATTAGGATCTAATTGAGTTATATCGGTTAAATAAGGGTGATCTATTATATTATAATGGGAAAATAATAAATCAAATCTAGCTCTAATAACATAGTCGTATTTTATTCCAGTTTGTTCTAATAAATCCCAAGCACGTTTGATAGATAAAGTCATTCCAAAATGACTATCAAATCTACCTTCATCTTCTATAGGAGCTTTATCAAACCTAATACCTTTTTCAAATAAATAATTTTTAGGTTGATATAACTCTAGAGCTTTATCGTATACTGAGGTGTCGACTTTATATTTGTGTTGGACTTGTCCATAAAAATATTTATAGAAATATTCATCTCTCCATGAATGCATGTAAACATCAATATCATATTTAGATAAAAAATGTTTTTTTAATTCATAGAACCCAGCTTCTAATCTACGAGGCTGGCCACTTAAAGTCATTGCTATTTTCATCGAATAATGTGTGCTGTAAAGTATTCGGTTAGACTTTGGATATATTCTATTTCTACTTCATTTTTAATTAAATGATATTTTAACAAACTTTCAGCGCAAATTACATCAGGATTGAATACTAAACTCTCTAGCCAAGTCTTATATTCTCCATCTATGTAAATATAGTATAACATAAAAGAAAAATAATCAGCATAAACTCTAGCTATAGATTGAGAACTAACAGCAAATAAATCATCTACTTCAGATCTTCTATCTTCATTAGGTAAATAAGAGAAAGCATTTAATTTATTAGGATCTAGTAAATTTAAATCTTTTA